CGATGTAGGGAATACCGTTTTTATCAATCGCGGTTCCGCAGCTGATAACAAGTAGTTTCTTATACTCCTCTAAGAACTCCATAAATTCCGGCGCAACCTCGTTGCAGATGTTCCTTTCATATCCGGAGAAAATGCGTTCCTTGGTGGAGGATGTTATCTTGGTGACAACGATCTTTGAGCTTTTTGCGTATATAGCAGGTGATGAGTTGTTCCAAAGTCATTTCAAACTCCTATCTATGTTCGTCTTCTTGACGTAACCTATTATAGAGCTTTATACTGCACTGTGCAACAAAAATGTTGCAAAAGTTGCAAGTGATAGGAGAAAAAATGGGCAGCTTGTTTGAAATTCATAGAAGCAATTTAGAGTGGTTGAAATCGTATGTTTACCCTGACGGTTTTAAACTAGATTCCGACCGTTATCAAATTGGAGTAAGCTTCGAGTTGTGTCATGAACATTTCGACACGTTTCGCGCCTATGCCCATGCAATGGAGATCATGACACGCGATGGTGTGGAGTACCTGCTACTGGCTGAAGATATGGACGCGATCAATGCCGGGTACTACAAATTCGAGCGCGAGGAAGACGGAACTGTCTCCCTATACTCCCATACTCCCAGCTTTTGCGAGAAAGTGCCGTTCTCCAATATCTGCGATTACTTCCGAAAGCCCGTTTATAGGAGGTCTGCCCATGTCTAAGAGAGTTATACTAGACAACAAGGTATTTCCGTCTCAGGCGCGGGCTGCTGCTTATGCCGGATGTGATCGCTCGACCATGCAGCGCGCCATTAGGCGCGGGAAGGCCATATGGGTGTGCCCTATGCGCAAGTACGTACACCCTAAAGCAGTATCAGGCGATGTTATAACTGATGAGATGTCATATGAACCGGTTTCAGAAGTGTTAACTCTCATGTGCCCGTGCTGTGAAAATCATTTCGAAGTTAAAGTGAGTTTGCAATGATCTATGAAATCAGAGGGCCGGGGGAACAAGGAACTGGCAAAAAAGACCTTATGGCAAGTGAGGCGAAACTATGATCGAATCAATCTACCTGCTAGAAGTCTGCTTGCTTCTGCTCATCCTCTCCGTCGCCCTGCTCTGCTGGCAGATAGGGCGGCTCCTCGAATCGTTGGACAATGTTTACAGGCGGGAGGAAATACTCTACCGCATCCGCACCGGGGGCATGATAGACTTCAACCGTCAGATAAAACCGAAGAGAAGGAACAGGCTATGACATTCGAGCCAATAGTTTTGCTTTTGCTGCTGGTTATCATCGACTATATAGTCGGAACTATCGGACACACGTTGCGCGAGGGATTTTCCAGTACGAAGATGCGCGAGGGACTAGTGCACAAATTCGCCTATCTGGTTGTGCTGGGCATGTGCCTCATCATTCAGGCGCTTTTGAACTACTGCGAGCTGCCCTATTACTACGGCGATGCTTGTTTCTCGCTTGCCTTCGTTTGGATTTGCGTTGCCGAGGTGGGAAGCATTTTAGAGAATGTCGTTCTGCTGAACCCCGATTTGGCGGACAATTCATTCTTGCATATATTCGACAAAAACGAGCAGAATGATGAGGTTGACGGAGATGCAGAAGGTAATTGACGTTTCCTATCACAATGGTTCCATTGACTGGGAGCGCGTGAAGTCAGCAGGGTACCACGCCATTATCCGCTGCGGCTATGGCTCGAATTTCGAGAACCAGGATGACGAGCAGTTCAAACGCAACGCTAATGAATGCGTACGACTGGGTATTCCCTTCGGCTGCTATCTGTACAGTTACGCCAAGGGCTCGACCCAGGCAATGAGCGAGGCCGAGCATGCTATAAGACTGTGCGCGCCATATCGCGATGCAATGGCCTATCCGCTTTTCTTCGATACGGAGGAGCCGGGGACGGAAGCGGTAAGCACCTCCCATGCCGTTATATTCTGCTCGCGCGTCAAAGCCGCTGGATTTGTGCCCGGTATCTATGCCAGCCAAGCATGGTGGCGTGAGAACTTGTCCAATGTCAACGATTATGTCAAATGGGTGGCGCGTTGGTCTGCAACCCAGCCGGACACAAGCGCCTGGCAGTTGTGGCAGTATTCGGAAAAGGGAAATGTGCCTGGAATAAACGGTAATGTCGATCTCAATTATTCAAGATACACGCTGAAAGTTGCCTCTAATACCGCTTATGTCGATGCTGTCGCAAGCGAGGTAATAGCAGGAAAGTGTGGCAATGGCGAGGTGCGCAGAAAGAAGCTGGGGCGCGTTGCCAACATTGTTCAGCTTATCGTCAACCACGATCTAACGGGCAAATGGACGGGAGTCGATAAAGTGGCCCGCGAGGTCATAGCCGGTATGTGGGGCAATGGCGAAACCCGCAAAAGTAATCTGGGAAGTGCTTATGATGCTGTGCAGAAGCGCGTTAACGATTTACTGAAACAAAAAAGTTAGAAAATACTGTTGCAGAGTTTGATTTAAACAGCTATACTTCATTACGTCGAAAAAAGGAGGTGACAAACTCGAATGGAACTGGCTCAAATCGACTACAGAAAGCGCATAGGGCGAACGATAGCCCTCTCGCGGTGCTCGGGGCAGATGGTGCACGACGGGGAGTTCTTCGACGTGTACGAGGAACTGCCCGGGCGATTCACACCCGAGAGGGCAACGCGAAAGCTCCGGCGCGAGCTAAACGACGAATCAATCACGATAAACCATGTTGAAATCGAATCGCACTACTATTCAATGACGCTAGAAGAATTTATGACCCATGCGGAAATCACCGCCTAAACCGAAAGGAAAGAAATTATGACCCAGGAAATCACCGCCTACGTTGCCGAGCCGACCGAGATTGCAAGTGCCTCTGCCTGCAACGCCGTCCAGGGCGATGTGAACACCTTCGACCTTGCGACTAACGAGGGCAAGCTGGCAACGCTCAAGACGCTCAACAGCGCCGACTCGCTGAACGGCCACGAGGGCGAGATTCTTGACATTGTGGATTGCGTGACCAAGCCCGGTATTCGCAAGAGCCGCGATCCGCGTCTTCCCAATACCCCTTGCACCGATACCTATCTGGTTCTTCTGGGTGGCACGGTGCTCATGACCCAGTCCGAGGGCGTTGCTAACTCCGTCCGCGAGATTGCGGCCATGTTCCCTGACTTCGGAAAGGACTCTCTGCCCGACGGCTGCATCCATGCCGCTTTCGTGGCAAAGGACTTGCCGAATGGCAACACCATTAAGAACCTGGTTCCGCAGTTCTAAAATACGGAACAACCGTGCGTTGAGGTTTAAGCCCTGCCCTGTTCCAGGGTGGGGCTTTTTATTCGACAGGAGGCATGAAAGATGGCAAGGTCGAAGAGGGTTAGCGATGAGATTTACAACGCTAGGAGAAGGGCCAAGCGGGCGCTAGCGCGTCTTGACCGCGATATTAAAGCAGGAAAAGTGAAGCGCTCCCGTCAGATTACCGCCTATCAACAGGAATTGAAATCACAGATCAGCGAGAGCTATATAGGGCGCAACGCCACCCCTTCCAAGCTATCGAGCGCCCAGCAAGCCGCGCGGACGCTGGACAAGTACCGCATAGGCGCGAAAGCGGAGGCCACAGAGCGGCGCAATATCATGTTCCGCGCTAATGTGAAGGCATCGAGCGCGGGTGGCGGAACCATCCCGAAAGTCAACGTCCAGTTGTTCTGGAATGCCACCAAACACGCATGGGCGGGCAGAGGGCGCGACCGCTACGCTGCTATTCAGCGCTATTATGGAACCGGCGACCTTCAAGCTATCTTCAATCAGGTAATGGAGGCCAATAAGGACGCTCTGGCGCGTGCCAAGGGTCTTGCAGGTTCCGGCTTTGTGGGCGATACCCTAGACCCCGCGAGCGCCTTGCAGCAAGCCATGGGCGAGGGCGTGGAAGCCGACGGCAACTATCCCAACGACTTTATGGCCTACGTCGTTCCTGTTTACAATGTGGAATAAACTGCCCTTCAAGATAGCGGGCATATACGATATCGAGACAACCACCATCCAGGACGGCGAGAAATCGACAGCGTTCCCCTGCCTTTATATCTGCAACGACGTTAGGAACGTCGATATATCAACGTATGTTGATGGCGAGAGTGACGATGTGCGATTCTACCGCTCCCCTGCCGATGTGCTGGAATGGCTCGGCGATTTGATGCAATGGGGCTATTCGACGGGCGTGGTTCCCGTCGTGTGCGCCTATAACCTCATGTTCGATATGCAACCGCTCATGAACGCGCTGGCGCGAATGTACGAGGTGCGCGTGAACGCCCAGTCATCGACCCATGTTTACACACTTGACCTTTGCTATGAGGGCGAAACCTGCCTTAGATTCTGGGATACCTACTATCTAGAAATGGGAGGACTTGCAGCCATGGGCGCGACGTGCGGGCTAGCCAAGGCCAAGGGCGATTGGGACTACAATCTTATTCGCACCCCAGAGACACCGCTCACAGATCTAGAAAAGCACTATGCCGCCCGCGATGTGCAGGTTATACCCGCCTACCTCCGTTATCTCATCGAGGCCAACAAATGGTTGGAGCCGGAAATGCTCGGCGATACGGTGCTCACGAAAACTTCCCTGGTGCGCCAGATGGCACAGCGCATCATAGGCAAGGAGCGCGTTACCTTCTCAAACGGACATAGGCATAGCTTATTCGATGTCTTCAAGATGACGTGCATAAGGGAATGGTCGCCCAATTTCTACTTGTACGCCCTCCGCAAGGCGTGTTTTCGCGGCGGTTTGACATTCACGAGCGCCAACCGCGCCGCCCAGGTTGCGCATAACGTGGCGAGTCTTGACGTTACTTCAATGCACCATCTTTTCATTGCAGGGCGATATATGCCGCGCAATTTCCGAGTGCCAGAGAGCGCAGAGCCTTTGCAGCGCGTGGCCGAGTCCATACTGGCAACAAGCCGCGCCGAGGTACTGCGAAACTATCATTGTCCGTTGCCCTTCGGGCTTCATGCTCGTATCAGGTTCGAGGGCCTTCGGCTCAAGCCGGGTACGGTTTTCGAGCGCGAGGGCATAGCACTCATACCCCAGGGCAAATTCACCTCGAAGGTGGGTGAGGTGGATTTTATCACGCCCAGCGGTGCCATAGCCGAGGAAGCTACCAGGCAAAGCGGTTGGATGGACTCGGCCGTAAATGCGCGTTTCGCGTTCTCCAAGCTGATGAGCGCCGACGTGGCCGCCTTGCATTTAACAGAGTGCGAGCTGTGGAATATATCGAGGGCCTACGAATGGGACGATATGCGCGTCATCTGCGGGGAGTACTCCCAGAACTTCGTTAAGGCACCCGATTATCTGGTATTGCAGACCCATGTGCTCTACGCGACCAAGAACGCCATGAAGGAGATAGTGAACAACTACCAGGAGGGGAAGCCCTACACCTTGCCCATAGGCGCGACGGTGCCGGAGACCGTAGCCGATTCCGTGCGGAACGGCTCGGCATCGCTCCCTTTTCTGAAAGCCTACTACGGCAGCACGGTAAAGGGAATGTACAATGGCATTTACGGCACCCAGGCCCAGGACATTATGAAACCGTCCTACGTCTGCCTTGCCGACGGCTCGCTGGAAGTAGACCGTTCGAGCGTCGCCAGCCTTGAGACTTACGATGATCTGAAACCGAAGGTGGTGAAGGTGCTCTACAACTTCGGGAGCCGAATAGTGGGCGGTTCGCGTATGCACCTCGTTATAGCGCTCGAACTGCTCCATGAGGCATTGGGGGAGCGCTGCTATCCGTGCGGGGGCGATACCGATTCCATCAAGCTAGCGTGCGATGAGAGCGTTACCGATGCCGAGATATTGACCGCGCTCGAACCGCTCCATAAAGCGGCCCGCTCGGCTATCGGCTACGGAAGCGAGAGGGTACGGCGAAACTACCCCCACCTTGCGAGCGAGCTTCACGGCGTGGGCGAGTTCGACATTGAGGGTTGTGGCAGCTCCAACCGCTACCCACTCCACTACGAGGCGTGGAACAAGGCCCGCCTAGACCGCGACGCGCAAGGTCGCTATCACATCGTCTGCGCGGGGCTCTCGCGCCCCAGCGGGCGCTATACCGTCGAGGATTGGGCGCATGACATGGAGGCCCAGGGCCACGGGTTCGGCGAAATCGCATCGACCCTGCTCGGTTACAATACCGTGGTGGATTACGGGCTTTGCTATCATTTGGAACGTACGCACCCGCACCCGGCCGACCGCTATAGGGGAGAGGTAACGGACTACCTGGGCAATACGGCCTATGTGGATGCACCTGCTTCAATCGCGCTCTATCCCTCGGTGCGAGTCATCGGCGATACGACCAAGATAGCGAATCATCAGAATATGGAATACCTCAAATCAATCGGACTCGAGCCGGATGCTACCATTAAATTTATCGGCCACGACGAAGGGAGAGCTTACCTTGACCGAGAATAAGTTCTACGATTGGGGGGACACCCTGACGAAAGACGCATATATGACATTCGTTTGCGCGAGCCGCGACGCCGGCAAGACCTACGGTATTCGGAAGCAATGCGTCCGCGACTTCCTAAAGGACGGCTCGCGGTTCGTGCAGTTGGTGCGGTTCAAGACCGACCTTGCACCCGTCTCTAACGGCTATTTCGACAAGTTGCAGCAGGAGCCGAACGTCGAGTTTCCCGGCTATATCTTCAAGACCGATACGAGCGCGGCATATATAGCGAAGAAGCCGGAGGACGGCGAGAAACCAGAATGGCGCATTATAGGGTACTTCGGTGCTCTCTCGCAGATGCAGCAGTTCAAGCAGCGCACCTTTGCCGATGTGTACCGTATCCTTTTGGATGAGGCCATCATCGACCGAAGCGTGGCGCGGTTCCAGCACTACCTCCCCAATGAGTACTATGTGCTCTCGCAGATGGTGGACTCGGTGAGCCGAGAGGTGCCGGGGGAGCCTAGACGACATGAGCCGCGCGTGTACCTCATGGCCAACGCGCTTTCCATGCGAAACCCCTATTTCGCAGTCATGGGTATTCGCAAACCTCCGAAGTTCGGAAAGACGTGGTACTCCATCCCAGGTGTGGGAAAGAGGCTATTGCTCGATTACGTGGAGCCTACAAGCTACACGAGGGCAAGGCGCACCGAGACGGTAGCAGGTGCGCTAGCGTCCCTTGCCGAGGGGTCGGAGGCCGCGCTGGACAACGAGTTCACGGACGCGAGCGGGCTATTCGTGGGAAAGAAACCCTCGCGCGCCAAATTCGAGTTCGCCATAAAGGGGCGCGGGCATCGCCTCGCCGTGTGGAGCGACGAGCGCGAGGGTTATTTGTACGTGACGGCGAAACTCCCCCGCGATGCGTCTCCGCTCTACGCGCTCACGAACGATGACGGCGAGTTCAACGCGCTTTTCGCCAGGCGAAACGAGTCCGCTATGCGTTATCTTCTGGAAGTCTACCAGTATGGGCTTGTTCGCTGCGATTCGGACGGCACCCGTCAAGCGCTCGCCGACTGTCTTGCGCTTTACGGCCTTCGGTGAGATAATGGGCGCGCCAGGGCGCGGCGGGACGGTCGCCGAGTAGCCCGAACGCGGATACCCGACGTGAAGAGCGTCCCGCGCGGGCGGCCCCAGGGTACGGCTTTCAGGCGCCCCCCCGATGCTGTGGCACTCCTATCCGACGCCCCTCGCCGCTATCATGTCGGCGGGTGGGCGCTTTTTTTCGACGTGCTATAATGCGCAGCAGGTATATACCCGACAACGAAAGGAAAAAACCCATGGACGATGAAAACGTGGGGCTGCGCGACGATATCGAGCGCGTGCGCGGCATCGATGAGGACGAGGCAGATCACCGCATCGGCGAGTTCCGCGATATCGTGGGGCGCATCGAGGATTTGAGCGCCCAGCTCGCCGCTCATAACGATGCCGTTATGCGCCGTCTGGACGCCATCCAGGGCATCGCGAGCGACAACGGCGCGGACGAGGGGGAGGGCGAACGCGGCCCCGAGACCGAAGACGATGACATTGACGACATCACAGCCCGCGACTGGGATGATCTGGCCGACGAGCTCAATATCTAAGGAGGTATGAAGAATGGCACTCACTAATTCCGTGCTCGCTGAGAAAATCTGGCTGGATGCGGGCAACGACTACCAGCAGCGCGTTCCGAACCCGACAGTGAACGGCTTGGAGGCGACATGGCGTGCGCTCTTCAAGCCCGGAAACAACGCGTACCTGAATCAGTTCATGGATGTGCTGGTAAACCGCATCGCCTACACCTATGCGCGAAATCTCGAATGGACAAGCCCGCTGGTCGTCTTCAAGCGCGCAAAGTTGAATTACGGCACCACTGCACAGGAAATCGCGCTCAACTGGGTCAAGGCCCACGCCTACAAGGACGATGTTGAATCCCTGCTACGCTTGCACCGACCCGAGGGCGATGTGGCGTATCACACGCAGAACCGCCAGGACAAATATCCTATTTCGGTAGTGCTGCCGGAATTGAAGAATGCGTTTCTGGATGATTACGGCCTGAACCGCCTTGTTGCGGGAATCATGCAAGCGCCGGTTAACTCGGATAATTACGACGAGTACCGCATCGCCCTGAACATGCTGGCAACCTACGAGGACGCCTACGGCTTTTTCAAGTACCCGCTTTCCAAGGTTCCGAGCGATGAGGCATCCGGCAAGGAGTTCCTCACCGCCGTCCGAACGCTGGTGGGAATGCTCCAGTTCCCTAGCGCCCGTTACAATGCGGCGAGCGTCTCCGTGCCCGTGTTCGCGAAGCCCTCGGAGCTGGTACTCCTCGTGACCCCCGCCGTCGCCGCGTCCCTGTCCGTCGAAGTGCTCTCCAGCATCTTCCATGTTGAGCTGGCCGAGGTCAACGTGCGCCAGATCATCGTGGACGAGTTCCCCATCCCGAATACCGTGGCGATGCTGACCACCCAGGATTTCTTCATTTTGCAGGACACCCTCTATGAGAACACCTCGTTCTACAACGCGGAGACGTTGGCGACGAACTACTACCTGCATCACTGGGAGATCGTGAGCGCGTCCCCGTTCGTACCGGCTATCCTGTTCACGGTTGGAGATACGGGTACGACCATTCCGACGGTCAAGCAGTCGGTAACCGGTATCACAGTGACGGGCGCGGACACCGCCGAGGCGGGCACCGATGTTCAGCTGACCGTGAATCTGACGGGCACCATGTCCCCCGCCGGGTACGGCGTCGCCGTGGAACCCGATGCGGCGCTGTTCGAAGTGTCGGCGGTAACCGCCAAACCCGATGGCGACACCCCCGGCTCGCCCATCGATATCGACCCCATGAAAACCTACGTCGATAAGTTCGCGGTACTCCATATTGCAGAAGATATGCCGACGGGCGCGGTTGTGACGGTGACGGCCACGAGTGCGTATATCAACCCGAGCGCGGACACGAGCAAGTACACGGCGAGCCATGCGGTGACGATCACCGCGCCGACAACCGCCGCGACCGACCCCGTAAAGCCCAGCGTCAAGGCAAAGCGGACGGGCAAGGGTGCGAGCGGAACTACCGACTCCCATGGCACGGAGACGGCCACCGCGGCGCAGTAAGCCGCATTCGCGATCTGCTATCATGAGGGCACTCGATAAGGTGCCCTCTTTTTTTCAAGGCGAGGAGGTATATATGGAGCGAGATTTTCCCCATTTGGGGGACACAGCATTTCCCCATTTATCAAACGTGGATGTATGGCAGTACCGGAACAACTTCGACTATTCGCGCTGGGAGGACAACGCACGAATAAAGCTATGCACGGTCAACTGGGACGCCGATTACAACAACGTAGTCAACTGGAAGTCTGATGAAGCGCGGAACGCCTATTTCGACGGCTTGGAGGGTTGCAAGGTGGACGAGCCGACTATGTTCCAAGTGCAGCCCGACGGAACCGTGAAAGTGCCCGTGCCGTTCAACGCGGCTACCCAGTGCAATTACCTCGTGCTCGATTATCCGGTGATGTCGACTCCGGATAACCCGGTGAGCTACGCCGCGCCCGCGCGAAACCGCTTTCTATACTTCTGCGAGGCGGTGGAGGAACTCGCGCCAAATACGCCGCTCTGCCATGTGCAGCTCGACGTATGGAGCACCTATATCAACTCCGTGGACGTGTCGGGCATGATGCTGGCGCGGGGCCACGCCCCCATGGCGAGCGTCACCGCCACCGACTATCTCAAGAACCCCTATGCGAACCAGGCAATGCTAACCGCCCCCGATGTGACGTTCGGCACGTTCGCGCGCACCCCTTCGGTGAAATCGCACATATTCAACGGGGAGGTGTTGGCCGTTATCACCATGAGCGCGACCAGTTGGGGGATATGGGGCACCAAAGCGGCCGGAACGTGGCGCGTTCCCGCTGAACCTCTCTACCTCGACGATACGCCGTCATTGCTGTCCCTCTCCGTGGCCCCGGCAAATTTGGCCCCGCTGCTAACCGCTATGAAAACGGAGGTTCCCCAGGCATTCCAGACCATCCGGGCGGTATGGTTCGCTCCCGTTGAGCTGGTGGAGACAGGCGAGCCCTACACGTTCGCGGGCACATCGGTACGGCGCGTCTTTGCCAACCCGTGGACAGACTTCGAGGTAGCGGCGTGGAGCAAGTCGGATTTCGGCTACCCCGCGAAATGCGACGATATGGCGAAGCTCTACACCTACCCCTATGCGCGCATCATGGCGCACACCGACGCGGGCGATATCGAGGTGAAGGTGGAGGAGACGGAGGGAAATATATCGGTAGCCGCACGGCTCAACCTCGCAGGGCCGTTTATCAATGTGGATACCTACGTGCATCTGGGCGGAGCGTCGGCGTCCCTGGCGTTTGCGGCGCTGAGCAGTATATCGATGCCGTGGGCTGGCGACGCCCTGAAAACGCTGCGAAGCTTGGAAATTCCCAGTTTCGCCGTCTACCTCGACGCCGGGACGGTCAACGACTACGCCACGCACTTCGATCGCGCCCAGGCCAACACGGCGTTGCAGAACGCCTACACGAGCGCGACGGCGAGCGCTAAGACGGTGCTTGACAACGGTATCGATTCCGTTGACCTGTCCATTGCCAACCTTGCCACCTCGGTTTCAGCGGCCCTTGCTGTGCTCGCGGAGTCGCAGGACATGGAGAATACCGTGCTGAGAAATACCATCGAGGTAAACAACATCCTCACCAACAACGCCAACCTGCTCACCCAGACCATCACCGGCGCGCAGAACGAGGTTGCAGCTGTCAGCAATATGAACAACGTGAACGCCGCCGTTCAGTCGGGGCAGTTGGCGCTTGGTGTGGGTGCGGGCCAGGGAATCGCGCAAGCGGTGAGTATGGACTTCGCGGGGGCCTTGAACACCGCCGCGAGCAATTTCCAATACGCCTTCAATCAAACAACATCGATGCAGGCGAACACCGCCAATGTGGGAATCGCCATCACCACGCGCGAGGAAATCACAAGCGCGACGAAGCAATCCAACAGCGTTCGAAATACCGAGGGCAACCAACTCAACCTTATCAACACCCGCCGAAAGCAGCGGGCAGAGACAACGAACCTCAACACCGAGACAACGAGCCAGACAACGCAGAACAACCGCAGCGCCGAGGTCAACAAGGCGAATATGCGACGCGGGTACAATACCAACGTCGCCAACGCCGGACGCTCGCGCTCCACGGCCCTCTCCGCTATCGAGAACGGCATCAAACAGGCGGCTTTGGGCGCGCCTCTGGAAGGCGGAGCATTCGCCAACGCCGCTACCGCGTCCTCGCGCCCCTTGGGATGGGTCTTCGAGGTGCAGACCCAGGACACCGGTTCGATTATGGCAGCGGCGTCCCATTTCGCGCGATACGGCTACGCTTTAGGGCAGTACTGGGATTTCACTAGTTGGCAGGTCATGCGCGATTTCACTTATTGGCAATGCGACGATGTATGGGTCATCCCCCGCGCGTGCACCCAGGGCGCGGCGAGCCTCATCCGCTCCATTCTGATCGAGGGTACGACCGTCTGGCGCGAACCTGCTATAATCGGTGCAACCGACATATGGGAGAACTGAAATGAGACGAAAGAAGCACGGGAAGAACGACGCGCGCTATTGGCAGAGCGCGGCCTACAATCAAGAGCTGGCGCTCATCTACGAGGACTGGCTCATGGGACTGGCGCTCTCGCGCTTTCGCTGGGAGGGTCTTCCCGACACCTGCGACGCCCGCTATTTGGAATGGACGCTCATGACCAACGGAGTAGCCACTATCGCGAGGCGGGGCGATACGTGGTACTCGCTCCAAGCAATTCAACAAGGAGCACCGAACAAGTACGACCTGCCGCGCTCATGGCGGGCCATGGGTCAGTGCGGACGCCCTAACTTCGGTTGCGACTGGGGAAACGGAGTGGTGCTCTACGACAACCTAATGAGGACGCCCCTGCTATGGAAGCTATCGATTTTTGCACGCCGTCTGGCGCTCTGTGATCGAACTTTCGACATCAACTTGCTGCAGCAACACAAGCCCGTGGCGCTGGCCGTGGACGATAACGGCGTCGAGGAGCTTGACGGAATCAACATTTTCAAACAGCTCTACGGGGGCGAGCCCGCTATCTTGGGAACTAAGCGCCTGAAGACTCTCGCCGAATCCATTACGGTGCTCAATCTCAATGTGCCGTTTATCGGAGAGTCGCTTCAAACAGCTCAGGGCAACATATGGACGCAGGTCTATACCCTTCTGGGTATCGACGCGCTCACCCAGAAGAGCGAGCGAATGATCGAGGACGAGGTGACGAGTCTTCAATCTCCCGCCGAGATTAACCGCTTCAACCCGCTTTTGGCTCGACGTCAGGGACTTGAAAAACTCAACGAGCGTTTCGGACTCGACGTGCGCGTGTACTGGGCGAGCGAGTGGGAGAGCGCCAACTACGACTATTCGCACAAATTGGAGAGGATGGGCGACGATGGATTACTCGCAGGAAACTAGTTTGACGCCGTTGGAATGGCCGCGCGACTTCCATAGCGCGGTGACTATTCAACTTGGCGAGCTGATCGAGGCGGGTTGGGTGGATTGGGAAGAGCAAAGCTGGACGTGGGATTACTACAGTGTGGAGCAGTACAAACGTCTTTGTCCTATGATCGAGGCACGTTTCTTCTACCGGGAAATCGGAATCCTCCCCCCGGGCCGCTGGAAACAGCAGTTTATGCGGAAGATGAACGAGATCATGCCGAAGTACAAAAAACTGTACAAGTTGGAAGAGCAAGGGTTAGACCCCCTCCAAACCTCCAACACTTACGGAAAATCCCGAGACATTCACAGCGAGTTTCCCGAGACAATGCTATCGGGGAATTCCGATTATGCCAGCTCCGGAAATGATCGTGAATTCGAGAATATTACCGAGGGCGACGTGCTGGACAAGTGGGAGCAAATTCAGAACCGTTTCAAAACCGTGGATGTTATGATATTGGAAGAGTTAGACGAGCTGTTCACCTGTTTGCTCACGGTGGACATGGACGCATTTTAAGGAGGTGCGCGATGGGACAATGCAATGCGGGCGATTTCGTAAAGTTCGCCCCGAGGTGGTGGGCCTTCACCGACTACACTCCAGTAATTCCGAAATTCTACTGGGATGTGTACTCGCAAGAGGAGCGCATTAAGGCGATTTGCGAATACCTGTGGAAGACAATTTGCTTCAGCGAGAACACGGCGGACAACTACCAGGCCGTGCTCGACGCGCTGGACAAGTTGCAAGCGGAGTTCGAAAAGTTCCAAGAATCGGGCTTCAACGACTACTATGAGGCTCAGGTGAGGGAATGGGTTTCGGAAAACCTCGATTACGTCTTCACGCAAGTAGCGAAGCAAGTTTACTTCGGTCTGAACTTAGAAGGCTATTTCGTGGCGTATGTTCCCCAGTCGTGGGATGATATCGTCTTCGACACGGGTCATGTATATTCCGAAGACACTTATGGGCGTCTCATTCTGAGATGGGATACGGAGCCGGATAATACCGAGACAGTTAATCAGATGCCGGAGATCGTACGTTAGGAGATAAAATGACAAATCCAGGAAACCTCACAGACGAGCAAATGCAGGTGTTGGCCCAGCGCATCGCGGCTATGGCGGACACGCCCACCGACGCACCCGCAAAAGGCGTCCGTCAGTACGTCGGCGCACGCTATGTGCCCGTGTTCGCGAACCCCCTTGAGTGGAGCGATACGCGCGAGTACGAACCGCTGACCATCGTAACCTATCGGGGCAATAGCTATACCTCAATGCAGTATGTTCCCACGAGCATCAGCATTGCTGATACTGCCTATTGGGCGCTTACCGGAAACTTCAACGCGCAGGTGGAGGCGTATCGGGCAGAAGTGAGGGCCTTCGACGATCGCATTAACGCAAATGCCGCTGCAATTAGCGTTAATGCCGCTGCAATTAACGCAAATGCCGCTGCAATTAACGCAAATGCCGCTGCAATTAACGCAAATGCCGCTGCAA